AAAAAAAAAAAAAAAAAAAAAATTGTTCGAAAAGTTGCTCAAAGTAGTTTACTTTTCGAACAATTTGTGATATAATAAATATAAGATAAGGAGAACCTACAATGAAGTTTAAAAAATTTAGAGAGGATGTCAAAACCCCGGCGAAATCACATTTGCCGTCTTGTGGCTTAGACATTTTTATGCCTGACGAATTTGATATCATGCCATTTGAGACAAAGACCGTAGGTTTAGGCTTTGGTGTCACAATACCTGAAGGATGGTGTGGAATACTCATTCCACGTTCGTCGATCGCAGCAAAAGGACTCATTATTCAAGACTCCGCGATTGACCCCGATTATAGAGGAGAATTACACGGCATCATTACAAATTGCTCAAACACGACGCAACATGTAAGTGTTGGTCAACGACTGATGTCGCTTGTTTGTTTTCCTTGTATGAATCCATTTCTTGAGGAAGTCGAATTCTTTCCTGATGAAACCGAAAGAGGAGCGAATGGTTTGGGGAGTAGTGGAAAATGATTAAAGAATGGAAACAATATTTTTCAATTGCGAATAAAGGCTGGGAAACAAGGAGACGAAAAAATGAGACGGAATATCGTAATTTTCGATTTTGAGGTTTTCAAGTATGACACATTGCTTGGTGCGATTATACTTCGTAACGATGGTGAGTATGAACTCTTTCAGTCGTGGAATTTAGCTGAAATTCGAGACTTTTATGAAAAGCAAAAGCAATCGATTTGGATTGGCCACAACATTGCACTTTACGATAATCTTATTCTTCAAGAAGTCGTACACGGCAAGAGTTCACCAGACATCAAGCGTCGTTCAGATGAACTCATCACACACAGTCGTAAAGGCTACCTTGATATTCCACTTTACTACTACGATTTGATGTCTCAACACATGATAGGTCTTAAGACCGTTGAGTGTGCTGTCGGTAAAGATATTTCGACATCTGAGGTTGACTTTAGCTTGAATAGACCTTTGACAGCCGAAGAAAAAGCTCTCACAGAGTCATATAACAGAGATGACTTGGACCAAACACTTGATGACTTTTATGACACAATCTCTGAATTTACACTTCGACTTGACGTTATCAATGAGTTCAAACTTCCGCTTGATGCATTGCATGTGACGGGAACGCAACTTGCAGAGATGGTTTTACATGCTGAGAAAATCGACAACATTGCAGATTGGTACTTGCCACCTGTTATCTATGATACGCTCAAGGTCAAAAATCGGCAAGTGTTGGACTTTTACATAAATGAAGAGTTTCGCAAAGGTAAAAACTTGTCACTCGATATTTGCGGAACGCCTCATAAGCTTGGAGCCGGTGGCATTCACGGTGCGCTCAAAAAGTATCACAGCAAATGGGCATGGTATTTTGACGTTTCCGGTTATTACAATCTCGTGATGATAAACTATGACTTGCTTCCTCGTTCGATACCCGACGAATACAAACAGTTCTACACATACATGTATCACGAACAGCTTAAACTCAAAAAGACAAACCCGAATAAACGTTGGGTGTATAAGATAATCTTGCTTTCAGTATTCGGTGCAATGACAAATGAATATTGCAAGTTCTACGATCCGAACAGAGGAACGCTTGTTACAATGGTCGGTCAGATGTTCTTGGTTGACTTACTCGAAAAGCTTGAAGGCAAAATTATACTCATTCAGTCCAATACTGACGGCGTCATTGCAGAGCCACTTCCGGGTGTCGATGAGAACGAAATTCGTGCAATCATCGATGAATGGCAAGAACGTACAGGCTTTGTGTTGAAGCTTGAGAAAGTCTACGACATTCATCAACGTGATGTTAACTGTTATATGTACAGAACTGAAGATGGCAAAATCAAAACTTTAGGCGAAGCAGTCAAGCACTACGACGCTTGGGAAAACCCGTTTTATGAAGATGTCTATCGCGCAAAAGAACCGGTTATCATCGAGCATGCAATCGTTGATTATTTCATGTATGGCAAGCTACCTGAGCAGACAATTGAAGAGAATAAGCGCAAGCTTCGTATGTTTCAGTTTATCGCAAAGAAAATGACGTATGACTGGATGGACCTCGAAAAACTTGACATTGTGTCAGGTAATCTTGAAATTGAACGTCTTGGAAGTGTATGCCGAGCATTCGCATATAATAATCGAAATGTTAAGTGGACGATCTTCAAACACAAGCATGAAGGACGTGCATCAAAATGTAAGTTACAAAACGCACCTGAAAACGTGTTCGTTCATAATAAAGAAATTTTGAGTGATGCGGCAATCGATGAGTGTATTCAAAAAATTGATTTTGATTATTACATTAATCGTTCATACGAACGCATTCAGGAATTTATTAAAATGAAACAGGTAAAGAAGATATTATGAGCAAAGATGTTGAACGTCAAATTAACAAAATCTATTGGGCGCTCTTTAAGAAGTGCTTTACAAACACAACACTAGCATCGCTTTCAAGAGGCGACAAGAAGCCCGTTAAGAAGCAAGTGTTGAAATTGCAATCGTCGAAACAGTTCGACGATTTTGCGGCGAAGTTTTCAAAAGAACTTGCAAAGAAAGGATTGTATGGAACGAAAGGTGTTTGGCGTAAGTATTTTGAAGCCGCTAAAGCCGCAGGTTATATTTCGCTCACAACCTCATATTCTGCGTATGAGTATAAGACAATGGCCGAAGCAATCAAGCACAACTTTAAGATGATTAAATCAATGCCGAGTAAATTCTTAGAAGTGCTTGAGCACAAATACACGAGCACACTCATTGAGCAAGTCGCAAAAGGCACGCTTGGTCGACGCTCGTTTAGAACTCGGCTTGAAAAACACGGTCACAAGAATGCTGCGCTCATTGCTCGAACAGAGACTGCAAAGTTGCAGACTGTAATTTTAGAGGAACGCTCAACACAGCTTGGCAGCGTTGCATACACGTGGCTTGCATCGAGCGATCGTCGAACTCGACCTTCGCACAAAAACATGAATGGTGTCATTGTCTTTTGGAAGCATGACAAGCCACAACTTGACGGCATGACAGGACATGCAGGTGAATACCCAAACTGTCGTTGTTCGCCTCAACCCATAGTTGATGCCGATGACCTTACAAAATACTCGTATCGTGTCTATGACTATCGAGCCCACAAAATTATTACTATGAGTAAACGAGATTTAGTAAAAGCCCTTGAAGAGGGTCATTTGTAAGTTTCGATTACATACCAATCAATCGATGATAAAATGAGTTTATCAGTTTAATTATGTGACACTTCACAAGTTGTTTAACATGAATATTTAACAATTATACAAAGTGTCTTAGAAGTTAAGCTAGAACCTCATTTATTCATAAGTAAATTATATCAAAAGGAGAACCAAAAATGGAAAACTACACCCACATGCTCATCGAGACCGCAGACGAAATGCAACGTTCAATTGAAAACGTTGACAAAGTCGTTGCAGAACAGGCCGAACTCATCAAAGTCGTTGAAAAAAGCGACAAAGCAAAGCAGTTTGAAACGTTTACAACTTCGTTGAAGCAGCAAATCACCGAAACACTCGGACAGAAAAAGCAACTTGTCTTCAGACACGCGCAACTTGAAAGCGTCATCGAAATGTGCAAAGACGAAAATATTGCCGCGGCGATTTCGACATTCTGTGTTGCATTTGGCATCTTCGGAATTCAGCCTGAGCATGTAACACGTAACAAACAGGCTGATGAGCCTGTTTGTGTTGAGACTGTCAAAGTCGTTGAATTTCCAAAGAAAGACTAACGAGGTGTGAGTATTGGACCTGATTGAAAAAGCATTACGTAGAACGTTATATCGCAAAAGCTTTTACGAGTTTGTGAAAGCTTTCTGGAATATCGCAGACCCGTCGAAATTTATCGATGGCTGGCTTATTCAGTATTATTGCGAAACGTTTCAGTATATGTGTAAGGGTTGGGTCGGATATGATGCACCGAAAATTGACATTCCTGAGATAGGACCGGAAACAGAACTCATTGATGTACGTCAGAACAAGCAAAACTTGTGCTTGATGGTGCCACCTCGGCATACAAAATCAATGATTTTCAATGTTTTCGGCCCTACTTGGTTATGGCTCTCAGCCCCTATTAAAGCGGCGTCTGTTTCACATACAGGCGGACTTGCAACACAGATGAACACTAAACGACATCGAATTCTGAACTCCGATTTGTTCCGAGAGCTCTTTCCTGAGATTGAGCTCGTAACAAATGCGAAAGGACAGTTAGTCGACAGTCGAGGCGCAGAGATGTACTCAATGAACAGAAACGCGTTCACAGGCTACGGTGGTGATATCATCATCAACGACGACTTGACGAACGCAGAGACAGCTCGTAAAGACCAAGCTGAAATGAGCAATGCTTGGGCGTATTACCAAAATACGATGCCTTCTCGTATCAATGACATCAACAAGTGCATCATCATGAATATTCAACAACGACTTGCACCGAATGACATCGCAGGTCACATTATGAATGAGCCAAAACTTGCTGCTCGTTATGTGTTCATTACGCTGCCCGCAATTTTCCAAAAACGCACGGTTATTGTATTCCCAATTTCAGGTGTCGTCAAAACACTTGAAAAAGGCGACTTCTTATGGCCTGAACGTTTTGGCAATTATGAGTCATTAAGAGCAGATGTTGGTGAAACAATCTTCGAAACGCAGTACTTACAAAATCCGATTGCATCCGACAAGACTGCGATTAAGCCTGACATGATTATCGAAAAGGACATGCTCGACACGCCTGGTGTTGAGAATGCCGAAATCACATTCGCATCGCACGACTTCCCTGTAAAAGACAAAGATACGTCTGACTTCTTGGGGTCGTGTCTTGGGTATCGAGTTCGTGGAATACTCTACATCACGGACTGTTTAGAGAAGCGAATGGGCTTCACAAAGGGAGTTGAATATGTCGAACAAATCGACAACGTCTTCCCTGGCGCAATACAAGTGATAGAAGACAAAGCAAACGGTTCGCCGATTTTACAGCAGCTTCAAGACACTGTCGCAGGAATGCAAGCGTTTCAACCTGGAACTGCTTCTAAGTTTCAACGACTTGAGTCTGCATCGCTCTATATGGTGTCCGGAAACGTCGTCTTTGTTCGTACAGTCTTCAACAAACTCACTCAACAATGGGAGCTCTCGCCTGCTTTGCGAAATCTCAAACAACGATTGCTCAACTTCCCGTTTGTCGAACATGACGATATTGTGGACGCATTTTCGATGCTCGTGTTGTTCGTGTTTATGGACCGTCGTAATATGGTGTATGGGCGTTCGTTCAACGATGAAAACGTCGTCGATGCGGACTCTTACGACAGTAAATACTCGACAATATTCTTCAACAAAGAGGGCGACCTTTGGAAAGCTCACGAAATCAAAGTCAAGTACGCAGAGAAGACAAAGCTCATCGTTTCTCGAGAGATTATATTCAAGGCATCGCTTGAAGAAGGACTCAATCAACTCAAAGCATTCGCCCCTAAAAAGAGCGTGTTTATCGATTGTTCTGCAACACCTGCGCTCTCAGGCATGTATCAGAAGTCTGTGACTGTCGAACGATATGAGATTGAAGACTTCGACAAGAGTGTCGCTCAACTGAACTTGGCGTTTTCGAACAAGTCTGTGTTGGTCGATAAGCATTGCGTTTCTACGAAAGTCGATATTGAGAGTTTCAAGTTTGCAAAGTCAAAAGACGAAAACGTTCGCTATCAAACAACAAAAGACGGTTTCGTCGCGTGCATGCGTGTCGCATTAAAGTATTATGGAGGCATCACGTAACATGCGCATGCGTACACATGCGTATACATGCACCTTCGCCTGATATACAGCGTATATCAGGCGAAAATTTTTTCAAAAAATTTTCAAAAAGTACTCAAAAGTAGTTTACTTTCAGAAAAATATGTGATATAATATATACAAGATAAAGATATTAAGGAGACCACACAAATGCTTCCCACCTTCATTGAAATCGAGAATATACTCAAAACATTGCCGGTCGGCTATTACATCGGACGTAATGTGCCTTTGAAACTCACGAATGAAAACGGTTCGTATTACGTACCAATGGATGATGAGGCTTACATCTCATACCCGATGCTCAACAACGTGATGACTAAGATTGAGCACAAGCTCAACGACGAAAACATCGAACGTCTCACGAGAACTCTTACATACCACGAAATCTCCCATGCATTCATTACTCCAAAATTGCTCAGCATGAACAATATCGTGAATGTGTTTGAAGATGAGAGAATTGAGTCAATGTGCCGGAACTATTACAAGGGTGTGAACTTCAAAGAGTTGCTCATGCTCGTCAATGATTGGGACGGAAAAACCGAACCTGCTCACGACACTCCGTTTTCCGTTTGGTATTCACTCGTTAGATACCATCTCGGCAAACCTCGCTTCCTTATCAACGTCGCAGCACTTCTTAAAAAATATCGCATGCTTCACAGGTTCTCCGATTACTGGTCGTATTACCACTACAAAGACGAAATCATTGCTCTCTACCGTGAAGTTGAAGCGGACTTCCTTAAGGACAAACTTGAAAAACGGAGAAAAGCCGAAGAGGAGGCGAAGGCAACGGACGAAGAGGAACAGCAAAACGACAACACAGGCATGAGCATGAACGCAGGCGATGACAATGATACTGAGGAGTCTGATGAGATGAATGAAACAGAGTTCAACAGTGTTGGTCAATCGGAAGTTTCTCCGGAAGAGCTTCGCGAAAAACAACTTGAAGAACAACGCAATGAAATGTCCGACGAAGAACTTCAAGAGCTTTTCGAAAACATCACAAGAGTGGCGGACGAAGAGGTGAAAAAACTCTTTGAGAACTCACAAGTCTACGTCAATCCGGGAGTTCAGGAACGTCTAGCGAACATCATTCATGCAAACAAGAAAGTGACAAAATCAAATGCGACTGCAATAAACGCTTACTCGGGTGTGTTTGACCCTCGCTCGGTTATAAGAGACGATTACAAGTGGTTCGTTCAGCAAAATCGTCAAGGGAATGTCAAACAATTCTCGAAAATCAAGCTCAATCTTTTCATCGACAACTCCGGTTCGTTCAGCCCGAATGAGACAATCGTCAATCAACTTCTGTTCGCGCTCAAAAAACTCGAACAGCAAGAACCAAATTTTACGTTCGACTTGATTACGATGAACACGAGGTTCGAGCTCAAGAAAAAGAACGAGAGAGAGCTTCATTGCGATGGAGGCAATGACATTCCTGCTTATGCGGAAGGCATCATCAAGAAAGTTCAGGACCGTCAATCGATGAACTACAACATCGTGCTTTTCGATGGAGACGCTTTGAGTGACTCTACAGAAGGTCGTAGCGGCAAACAATTCAAACGCTTCAACATGCCCAACACTGTGATGATACTCGAGGACGACAACCGCGAATACGCAGAAACTTACTGCAAAGGCATCAAACGTATCTACACTTGCAGGTATGCGGCTGAGCTGATTGACCAAGTCTGTGCTGCACTGAGCTTCCTGTTCAAATAATTTTTCGGCGGCCTCAAAAAAAAAAGTCGCCGAAAAAATTTTGAAAACTTTTAAAAAAGTACTTAAAAGTAGTTTACTTTCGAAAAAATATGTGATATAATATATACAAGATAAAGATAAACAAGGAGAACACCACTATGCAAATCAAAAACTTCAAAGTTCAAATTCAGAAAGACGGAACGGTCTGGTCGACTCACAACGGGTCTTGGGAAATCATCGGCAATCCTGTGGCAATCGGTCAGTTCAAGGAACTCGTTCGTGTATTCCGGAGCAAACGCTACTCGGACATGCAGAAGGAACTTCAGTTCGACAATTCGATGCGCATCATCAGACAGGTCGAGGCAACAAACTCCGACAGTGTTGAGCTTACGGAAGAGTTGCTCGAAAAGAGCAAGAACGTGATGACCAAGCTCATCGCATTCTTCTCGGAATTCCAGTTCGAACCGAACTTCAGATTTGTGAATACCTTGTGCAACTACTGCATCAACACTGGAGCGGCAGCGGCAAAGGAGTACATAACGAATTACTTCAACTTGGTCGACCATCAATATGCGAGCTCGATAGTCGAGAAAATGAAGAGTGCGGAGTTTGAGGAAATCATGAACGAAACCTCACAGCTTATTTGCACGAAGCACGCAAACAAACGCTTCAAAGTCTATTACGGTTCGCAAGGCACCGGTAAAACGACAAAGGCGATGGAGGAGACCGGCAATCTCTGTATGGTTTGCCACTCGGCGATGCTTCCCTCGGATTTGATGGAGGACTTCAAGTTTGAGGACGGACACCCGAACTTCAGACCTTCCGCTCTTCAAATGGCAATGGTCAACGGTCAGAAAATTGTGCTCGACGAAATCAATCTTCTTCCGTTTGAGAGTCTCAGATTTTTGCAGTCGATACTCGATGGTAAGACTGAATTTACATACAAAGGACAGACAATCGTCATTAAGGACGGCTTCCAGATTATCGGAACGATGAACCTTACGGTAAACGGTTGCACATTCGCTCTTCCCGAACCTCTGGTTGACAGAGCATGCGAACTTCGTAAATACTCACTCACCGCGGACGCGTTGATCGGAGCCCTCATTTGAGGGTTCCAAAAGGAGACAAATAATGAGCATTTACGCAAAACTTTATCCGTTCCAGCGAAATATAGTTGATACATTCAAGCAACGTAAAAGTTTTGGACTCTTTCTTGATTGTGGACTCGGCAAAACGCCAACAAGTTTGGCGTTAGCCGAAGTTAACGGTTGTAGCAAAGTGTTGGTCGTAACAATAAATGGTAAAGCGCTTGAGCCTATGACAGAACCTGGGTCTTGGCTTGATTGGGCATCGAAATCGTCATTCAATTACGACTTTCTGAACAAACACTCAGAGCTCGATGCATTTATACTCACGCAACACTTACCGCAGCTCTTCATCATTAACTACGAGGGACTTTTTAAGCATGGCAAACGCTCTGCTCGCTCTGCAGGTGTACTGTTAAATGATAACGTTGTAATATTCTTGAAGTCTTGCAAAAAACAGAATGTTGCAGTCATTATTGATGAGTCGCACAAAGTCAAGAATTTGCAATCATCTCAGACAAAAGCAATCAATCAAATCGTGAGCAGACTTGAGACGTGGGCAAACTCCGTTCATCTTTATCTTTGTACCGGAACCCCGTTCACGAAAGGTTACATCGACTTATACTCACAACTTAAGCTGCTCGGTTACCCTGAAACAAAAGGCACATTCGTCGATGACTTTTGTATTCGTGGACGGGTTCCCGGCTTGCTCGAATGGCAGCAGCCGATTGTCGGTTATAAAAACGTCGATGCACTTTTCAGACTTGTGCATAAGTATGCAATCACAATACGAAGCGAAGATGTTGCAGATTTACCTGATAAAATTTTCGTCAATATTTCACAACCTGTGTCAGATGCATTCGACATGTTCACACGAGAACGTAAAAAGGGTATTGACATTTTGAGCTTTGCGAAAACTCACAAAATCAAGCTTAATCCGATCGACATGAAACGCTACAATACCGAGAGTTTATGTTCGAACCCATTTTTCAGAAACATTGACTATCCAAATCTCGACTTCTTTGCAGAAACATCTGGCACAGCTTGGCTCAGAGCTCGACAGTTGAGTACAGGCTTCATCGGAAACGCAAGTAAAGCGATTTGGTATGACAGAGCTCGACTCAACGCACTCGAAAAATTCTTAAGCGAAAATGAAGACAACTACTTGCTCTTTTACAATTACACACCCGAGCTCATTGAGATTTTCGACATTTGCGAGCGACTTGGCTACAACATCGACGTTTATTGCGGTGAAATTAAGAGCTTAACGTTCTATGACAGATATGCATCGCAAGATGCCGCAACTCGTTTAACGAACACAAAGAATATCATTATCGCAAACTTCGCTTCGGGTTCGACGGGTCTGAACTGGCAAGAGTACAACAAATGTATTTTGTTCTCAACTCCTGTCTTCAAAGATTACGCTCAAGGTCACAAACGTGTACACAGACTCGGACAGAAAGCAGACAGAGTGTTGTACTATTGTTTCTATCAGCGAAACTGGCTTGACGCAAATATGAGAAAAGCGTTAGACGGATCGATCGAATATAATGAAGACTTATTCCAAGCCGACCTCGATCGTATAAATTCTTTGAAAGAAAGTTGAAAAAAGTACTCAAAAGTAGTTTACTTTTTAAAAAGAATGTGATATAATGAATATAAGATAAATAAGGAGGTTCATTCACATGAAGACATTTTATCACGCTACACCGTTTAGTAATCTCATCGAGATACTGGATAAAGGCATTGAATGCAGAAACGTCGAACATATTGTTTATCTTTGCGAGAAGCCTGAAGACTGTTTGAAATTCGCTCGCATTCATGGCAACACAGATGTGCTCGTTCTGAAAGTTCGCGTTCCGGATAAAGACGTTATTGAGACGTTTGACCATTCGGAGACATTCTTCAAATGTCGATGCTTTGCGTCTACAAAGCCGATTAAACTACATAACATTGTTGAATACGTGAGATACACGTTTAAGTGACTATATATTTATATTATACACATCATAAAGTGTCTCAGAGTTAACTCTGTGACATCACGATACAAGGAGGAGATTACTATGAAACTAAAACCGAAGGCATACTCAATGGGTTGTGGAGGGTATGACATTCTCTACAAATGCGCAAAATGCGAGTACCCATTTACGATGGCAAACGACTCGTGGCACTTTCTGTCCGTGTTGTGGTCAAGAGATTGACTGGGGCGTCATCGTAACTGCAAATGAAGAATGGCGAGTTCGTTTTTTATCTGTGATGGACAATGCAAAGTCGAAAGCATCATTGCTTAACGAACTTGACTGTCTCAATTACACAATCAAAGACGGTACTCGTTATCAGATGAAAATGACTGACGCAACAAAGCAAGCCATTATCAAATCAAACATCTCGTATTATTTGGGTAATGGCTGGACAAAAGAGGCGCTTATTGAAAAGGGCTTTTTTAAAGAGGAGGACTTTAACGATGTGGCTAAGTGATATTACAAAGCTTGACCGAAAGAACAGAACGCATATTCCTGCACTTTACTTGCAACTTCTTAAAATTGCAGATAACGATTTCGTGCAAGTCATAGTCGACACAGACACAAAATGCATCAAAATCATCAAACTTGATGATGAAACGAAACAAATTCTTAAAGACAAAGAGGACTAATATGAATATTATTCCTAACGACAATACTTGCACATTCGAACGTGAAATACACAGAGGCGAGATTTTTTACATGACGTTTGGCAATCCTGTCGAAAACGAACAACAAGGTGGCAGACCTTGCATTGTTGTGTCAAACGAAACATGTAATAAGTTCAGTCCAATTGTTACAGTCGTACCTTTGACGACAAAAGACAAGAAGCCTCTACCAACGCATGTGTTGCTTGAAGTTGAAGGCTTGCCTGTACACGGCACAATTTTATGTGAGCAAGTTCAAAGCATTTCACATTTTCGACTTTCGTCATATGTCGGTGAAGTTGATGATTGTATCATGCAAAAAATCGAAAAGGCACTTGCAATTCAACTCGATATTGATACAAAAACACAACCTGAGCAACAAGTTGTTGAAGAGTCATTGAAAAAACCATTGCAAATGAACGTAATCGAAACTTTAAATACTCGCATTGCTCAGCTTGAGTCTGAGCTTGATAAACATCAAGTTATACTCAAAGAGAAAGAGCATGAACTTGTTAAAATGCAAGAACGTGCTCGAATTTTCAAAGAGCTCTATGATGAGACGATACGAGGCGAATTGAAATGACACCTGAAAAAGAGATACAAAACGCGATTATCGGATACTTCAAAAAGCTCAAAGCATCAGGCATTGACAATTATGTTGAACGTCGTCAAGCAGGAGGCTTTGCATACAAAATGGGCTTACCTGATTTATGGGTCATTATTTTCGGCAAGCACATCGAAATCGAGGTGAAACGTCCTGGTGGACATGCTCGTGCAACACAAGAGAAGTGGGCCAGACGCTTCATTGAGATGGGCGCCGAATACGTGTGCGCAGACTCTGCTGCAGATGTCATCGACTTGATTGAAAAACTTAGCGTTGAGTACTTCAATGCGAAAGGAGGTAAAGCATGACAACCGCAAAAGAACGCGTAGAACTCGAGCTCAAAGAACTCGAAGAACGTCTCGGCAAGCTCAAGACGTTTGTGTTAAGCGAGCAATTTTCGAAATTGTCGACTGTGCAGCAAATGTTGCTTATGTCGCAAATCGACATCATGACGTCGTATGCGAATTGCTTACATCGTCGACTTAAGTTTTGGGAGAACAGAGTATGATTTGCTGTAAGCTACATCCTGATGCAGGAACGCTCATTCGCTTAAAGGGTCCGCATATCGGAGCATATTGCAAGCAATGTGGCAAATGGCTCAAGTGGATTGCAATCAACGAAGTCGACGAATGCGTTGACCCGACGCTTGATGCTGAGCTCGATGTTGAGTTCACACCACCCGATACGTACACGACAACACTTGCTAAACACTCTGAGCCCTCTGAGGACGACAACGATGTTCCGTGGTAATATCGTTTACTTTTGATACTCTGAGTTCATAGGATAACTTCTGTGATACTTTATATGTTTGATAAATATTTCTATTAAACTTCTCATAATATGTCTCAGAATTAAACGTGTAAATTCATTTTTCTAATCTTTATCTGGAAAGTAACCGAGATTAACTTCTCGATTACTTTTTCCTTTTATTGTAAAATAAATTAAAAAAAGTTTCAAAAAGTACATCAAAGTAATTTACTTTTGAGAAAATATATGATATAATATATACAAGATGGAGGTTAAAAAATGTATATTGAAAATAAAACTAAGATTGTGACGAAAGAAGAGCTCGACCCAAAGATTTACAAATGTTTGTGTATAGACATTGCACGAATTCGTCGTATGTCTTACGACAAAGATTACAAAGGTAAAGTCGCAGGAATGACAGTTCGTTGTGGAGTTAAATATTGGGTCACACAACTTGAAGTTGATGGAGAGATTACGGTCGAACAATACTCGAGAATGGAGGAAATTTACAAATGAATGAAGTAAAGCAAATCAGACCAAATCATGCAGACCACATTAGTGGCTACAAAGAGAAGTGGCTTAACGAGCTTTATACGTTCGAACCTGTCATTGCTCAGCCAAAGTATGATGGCGAACGTATGCTCATACATATCGATGGGCGTAACATTTACTGCACATCCAGACGAATTTCAAAAAAGACGAACAAGTTCATGCAAAATGAGGATAAATTGCAAGTGTTGCAAAATGCTTGGCACGACATCTACGTTCAGCTAACAGATTTCGGTCAAGAACTCGGTTACACAGTACTTGACTGTGAATGCTATCAGAAAGATTGGTCGACAATCGTCGGAATTTTACATTCGCTTCCCGAACGTGCAGCAACACTATGTGAAGCTACGCCTCCAAAGTTCGCAATCTTTGATTGCTTGTGGTATGATGGCGTTTGCTTAGAGGAAAGACCTTACATCGAACGTCTTAAATATGCAAGTCTTGTGTTGAGTGTATTCAATTTTGAAAATATGCATCTTGTTCAGTTCATGAACGACGAACTCAAGCCTGATACAATCAAGCATGCACACTTCTTCAAAAACTCGACTGAACAGGAACAGGCAATGCAAAATGCGATCGATGCAGGCTTTGAAGGTATCGTTGTAAAGTCTCTCACAAAAACATATCGAGACGTTGGAGCATCGCTCAAATGTAAGAAGTTCGAAACAGTAGATGTTGTTGTGTACGATTATATACAAGGTCGTGGCAAATACTCAGACACTGTCGGAGCCCTTTCAATTGGCTATTACGATCCGATGACGGGCAATATTAAACATATCTCGCAAGTCAATTGCGGCACAGATGCTGAGCGCAACATGTGGCATGACAGATGGAGCGAGCTTAAAGGTTCGGTTATCGAAGTTAAGTGTCAAGAAGTTACCGAAACAAGTCTGCGGCATCCTGTCTACATTCGCTTAAGAGAAGACAAGACTGCCGAAATGTGCACGAAAGAGACAATCTTCAAGGAGGTATAAGAACATGATTTACGAAGCAAAATGTCCTATATGCGGTAAAGTCAACAAATTAGAAGTTGACGACTGTAAACTCATGCTTTATAAAGCAGGTCACGGCAAAATTCAGCAACTATTCCCTGAACTAAATGCTGCAGAACGTGAGCTTATCAAGACTGGCATTTGCAACACTTGCTGGAACGAGATGTTTCCTAAGGAGGACTGAACATGGAAAAGAAAACACCTGAAACATGTTGGTGTTGTGGAAAGCGTATCGTCAAAGGTCGATCGATTTTTATTCTACGTGGCACAATTATTCGATGCTGCTCACTGGCCTGTCTTGCGTATGCAAGTTTGAATATCGATGAAGAGACAAGTACAGGCTACATTGAAGAAGAGGAGGACGAGGACGAGAACGAATGAAATACTTTCTGTTTTGGCTGCTTATCATTGCAACAGTTGTTGGTTTTTGCATGATTGCTTACTTTCTCATCAAAAAGCTCTTCAAATAACAAAATGAAACCCGGAGATGCTCCGGGTTTTGTCATGTTTAATTTCGGTTACTTTCCAATCAATCGTTATCAAAACGGGTTCACTAGTTTAATTCTGAGACACTTCGCAAGATGTTTAATAGGAATATTTATAAAACGTCAAAAGTGTCTTACAATTAAACTGGTGACTTCGTTTATCTTAAAGTAAACGGAACGAATCCCGAACATCTTTCGACACTCGGGACCGTTCAAGATAAATAAGAGAACCCGCAGAGCAGATTACGCGTAGGTAATGCGACCACACGTAAACTGCCACCTTTGCTCAGCCGCTTTTGCGCTAAACTCCTGAGCAGGAATTTGCACGGGATAGCAGTCTTCGCAAGTCGCAATCACGCGGTTGTTGGAGTCGCTGAGTGTAAGTGTCACGCCCTCGATATTGTCGTCTGCGCTTTCACTGTAAAAGTATGCAACGAACGTTTTGAATTTTGCAACCGCATCGCTTAACTGGCTTATCGCAACTTCGCATGTTCCAACGCGGCTCAGGTTCTTATTGTGCACCCATGCACCAGTTGCAAACGAGTCAGTTTCCCAAAGTCTGTCGCTCGTTTGAATGTTTATCGATGAAAGAGCATCACCTTCACCGCCGATTTGTACATTCTTGAAGAGCGTGTTGATTTTGTTGTCGTCCGATGCGATTGAAAGAATATAGTTTGCAAGTGAATATCTCATCTTTGCGACCTCCTTATATGATTTCGCCGTTTACAGTAATGGCGCGAATGCCATACTGGTCAGCAATGATAACGTAAATCGGAGGAGCTTTACGAGCTGCGCGGTCAGCCTCAGTTAACGCACTCATCGGCAACACTTGCACGTAATACCCATTCGTTAAGGGCGTGCCCTCTTCAATGATTGTGTACTGTTTTCCATTGACAGTGACCGTCATTGTTTTGTCCGTCCAAACTTTGTCTGTGCTCAAATAGCCGCAAGCCCTGTAATTTTCGAGCTCTTTCGAAATCGTTGCGTAAATTTTGCCTATGCCGTCGACATTCTTAATTTTTGTAACGAGCAACTCAAGCAACCGTTCTGTGAGTGTCTGATGCAAAATAATGCGAACGTATGAGTTCGTTAAGTCAGCTCCATTTTTAAGATTGCCACCGAGATTACGAACATTTCCGGCAAAATAGGTATCAACGTTCATGTTGTTGAGCGTAAGCGTTTCATAGAGTGTATCTGTCAAGACCTCTTCATCGATACTCTCAGCAGTGTACATATAATCGTTCACAGTCGAAACGCCATAAACGTCTATGCCGCTCAAATACGCAGCCATTGTCATCTCTGCGCCATACACTTTCGAGTATTTCGAAGCGAAGTTCGAAACCGTTGAAGTGTCTGTCGTAGTCTCAGTTCTTGCAAAGATGATTTTCTCATTTACACCGTAAATGTCGTTGTCGGTCTCCCTTGCTGTAGCAAGCTTTTTAAGCGCATCATATGCAAGCTCAACATTCATTTTGGCCGAGCAAAGACCGATAAGAATGAACTTATTGTCAAGTGACTTGAGCATGTCGACTGTTAATTTTGTGTAGTCTACGCCCTCGATAACAACAACTCTTGCGCCTGAGTTTTGAAAATACATCGACAGATATACGTTTGTGTCTGGAAATGTTGCAGTCGGATATGCTGCGTTTGCCGCTGCCCATGAAGCAAGAATTTCTTTATCTGAAATAGTGTCGGTAGTGTTGCCCGATATCTTACCAAGCGTGCCTTCATGTGTATACAACACAAGCGTGTCGCGAGTACCGCTTATCTGTGTCTCCACATGCTGCTTGATATTGATATCGACAAACCGTCTTACATCAATGTCATTCATTGTTTTGTTCTCCTTTATTGATTATATCGACAGGTTCAATCTTTTCGAATGCTTCGTCAGGTGTCGCCTGCGTGATACTCATTTTGCACGAGATTAGAATTTCAACGTCGTGCCGATGCCACATTACATCGTTCTTAAACTCATTCATGCTCGTGTCATTTCGCACTTCTTCGATATATACGCCTTGTTCATACAACAACTGACGCACTGCTTGCGTTCTTAAACGAGCAATAAGTTTGTTCATAATTGTTGCGCTGTCATCGCCATACAAAATCACATACATTGTATATGACTTGTAGAACGTTACAGACTCATTAACTTCTGTCATGCTTACATCGCCGTCGTTCTCTCTTGTTCTAAGTTCGAACAACATGAGTGAGTCACATGTGCAAATTCCGTTAAACTCTTCTCGTACAAGTAATTTATCAAGCATTTCGCCGTATGTAGAGAGCGCGTTACGAACTCGATCGGAAGGAAGCTCGGATTGTGCAATCAACTGTGTACGAACAATTTTATTGAGCTCGTTGATATCATTGATTGCGTTCATATAAGCTTCTCTCCTCTCAAGTATTTGATGTAATCTGCAAAATCTCTATATGCTGCAAGTTGTATCATCGTAAGTGATGCTTCTCTACAACCATACTCATCATACGGATGTGTTTCATTACATCTTAAGAAATCGCCGTTATACTCGATAATGTCGCCAACGTCTATACGATACAAGCTCTTGCAATAGAACATGTATCGTACCTCAGCGGTGTTACCATCTTTCGACTGACGCTCACGCTTTGTTTGAACTTGTAACGAACCACGAATTGTTTTCTTTTCGTATGACAACTTTGTGTTGCCATAGTCATCGACTTTACCTGTTTTGCCGACAACATAGATAGTGTAGTTAAACGAGAACTCCTCGATTGCATCGAAGAAAAATGTAGGGTCAATAAGATGATTTGTTCTCGTCATATTAGTTCGCCCCCGGAATAGGATTGGATGTTACGACAAAAATACTTGCGACGTTCTTTGTTTTCAAAAGCGCCCACAAGGCAGCACCATACGAGGTTTGGTTCCAGAATTTTGCTTCATCGTCAGCACTCATCGTTTTGTCAATATCGTATGACTTAGAAAAGCCACCAACACTCATCGAGCTTAGAACGCCCTTTGTTGTGCCGCCACCAGCGATTGACTCAAGTGTATCTCCAACTGGCGCTTGCTGCTGTTGAGCAATAAGCGTTGCGTAATGCGCAATGCAATAGCTCATAGCAAGCTTCCAGTCAGAACCGTAAATGCTCTTGAAGATTTTTGCGTTCGCAATTTCGTAGAGATTGTCAAACATCGTTTGACCTTCGTCTGTGTCCATAAACTGCTTGAACTGCGGCATCCAGAAAGTGAAGTCGGCGATTGTAAAAGGCGGGTTTTTTCTATCCGTTTGTATTCCAATTATCGCCATACTGACACCTCTTATCTTTGATGTAAGTCTTCTTTGAGCCACTTTGTAAGAAGCTCAAACTTATGCAATGCCTCGCCAAAACGTTTTGCTTTGAGTGCGTCCAAACCACGAGTTGCCGCCTGAACATATTGTCTATAGTCATCTACGTCGTCTTTCACACTATCTTCAAGGTTCTTTTCCGTGACGTTTCCGTTTACGACTGCCATCAAGTTTTCAATGTGACGATTTTCATCATCACGAATAGCTTCAATAGCTCTATAAGACTCATCCGGAAGTTTGCCTTTAAGATTTTCAAGTGCGACATTATACGCATCCACCGCAGCCTTTTCATCCTCAAGCAACGCATTTACTGTCTGAAGAGGTGATGCTTCATCTTTTAGTTGAATTGCTTTAACGGCTTTAATGGCTTCATCGTAAGTGTTGGCCGAAACAGCGTATTTTTTTGTTCCCGTATCTACGATAAAACTTTTCATACTTTGCTCCTTCTATGCAAAATGCGCCGACAACATTGTTGTCGTTGTCGACGCATGTGCAAAATTATTTGTTCGTCGCTTACTTCGTGAAGTCCCAATAAGACACAACGCCGAATTCATCGTTCTTCGTGTTATAAGGCATCTGAATTTCGGACACCTGACCAACGAACGCCGAAGTATACGACATTTTGTCGATATTGGGCAACGTGATGTAATGCTGCATCGGATACGGCATGTCGAGGCGAACGAAGTCTTTGTCATTCTTATATGCCACGATACGGCCATGTCCGCCGGCGCCCATATTGTTAAGCGCAGGTCTGGACTCGATTTTGATTTTGACCTCGCCGGACGATTCGTCGGTACCGAGATTGTGGTCCAGAATGAACTTACGCAACGTATTCGTGTAGAGCGCCGAGAAACGAGAACTCAAATCCGAACCGACAAACGTAGGAACGAGGAACGTGTCGGGCATAATGCTGATGTTCATGCCGCTGTTGAGCAAATACGACTCAAAAACACCGTTGAAGAAAGCCACAACATCTGCATCCTCCATGCCTTTGAAGCCGGAGTTTGCCGCCGAAGCACCGCTGTTGTCGATTGTCGTAACCATGACGTTCGCATTGTTGAACATGCCGGTTGTTCCTTCGATACCGGTATATGCAACCTTCTGAACGAATAAGTCCCAACCTGCAACAATCGCGTTGCTATAGATATCCTGAATACTCTTTTGGAGCGTGAGTTTCTTCATCTTCTCGAGTTCGATGAAGCGCAGGTCATACGCAACCTCGAATGTGAAGACGTTTACGCGTTTCTGATTAAGACCGGCGTTAACGCGCGGAATATAGTTAGCGTTGTTACCAACTACGTTCCTGAATTCGTTCATGATACCGGCCCAGTCGACCGTGTAATACTGAACGTAATCAACGAAACCACCGCCGACGTCGACCGAAACGTCCTTATTATATGTGACGAAATATTTAGGCTCGTAAAGCTTTGTATGAAGCTTGGCAAGCGTTGTAGTCAAGAATGCAAAGTTTGTATCATGAACTTTTGCATCCCCAACATATGCTCTGCGCATACGAGAACCGTACATGTCGCTTAAGCCGAAGCATTTACCTCTATGAGAGGCCGAAACGCTGTCGACGAAGAAATTTTTTGTAACGGTACTCGGAGTGAATGTTCCTTCCATTGTTGATTGCCCTCCTTACTTGACGTAGATTTCGGCGAACAACACATCGCCGTGTGCTTCGACCATGCCGGTAAAGACAACATTCGGCAGTTTGAAGTTCGCGTTCGAAGCACCAGCTTCAGTCGTGCACTTTCCTGCAGGTGTTGCGTACACCGCTGCATTGGGTTTAACGTTTGCCTCAACCGCAGATTCGTCCAGTGCGATAGCCATAAAGCCGTTAATGAGCAAGTTGAATGCTTCGCCCGGAAGCGTCTTTACGGTTTCGCCCGGCCATTCGGTCGTGAGCTTAACATTCGTTGCCAGAATGAAGCCTGCGATTTCGGAAACATTCGTAATCGTTGTAGGCTTCGCAAAATACCCCTTCGTTGTGCCGTATACAAGTAAGTCGCCGAATTCGACGGGGGCGGACGCCTGGTCCAGTGTTCCGCCGGCAACGTTATACTTGTCGGAAACGGTGGGATAGCCTTTCATGAACATCGGGATTTTGTCTTTGATGATGAGTCCCATAGTTATCTATTACCTCCGTATCTTTTTGCCCAGGCCGTGGCAATGTCGTCTTCAACAACACTGTCGTCGGTCGTAGTCTTTCTCTTTTTCTCGATTGCGCCGACGCTTTTCTTGATGGAGTCCTTTGTTTTCTTGGGCTCGTCCTCGTCGGTGTCAATCACTTCCTCGATTTGCTCGTCCTCGTCGTCGATTTCCTCTTCCTCTTCCACTTTCTCTTCCTCGACCTCTTCGTCATCGGTCTTGATAAGAGCAGCGAGCTTGTCGGCAATGCCGGCGAGCTTTTTAAGATTTGCGATTTCGTCAGGAGTGAGCGCATCGTCGTTTGTACAAGAATTGGTCAAGGGCTTTTTAGTCTTGTCCTCGTCATCGGTCTTTTCGACCTCTTCGATTTCCTCGACCTTATATTCCTTGCCGTCCTCATCACGAACATTGAATTTCATGTGGTCATTTCTCCTTAAACTTATTTATATAATTATTATAACATTAAAAATGCAAAAGATATAATCATACGTAAAACTCTTTTACATCATGAGTTCACAGTTTTAATTCTGAGACTACACAATGGCTAAGTATAATATTCCTATTATACTCGACCATGTGTGTCCCAGAAGTTATCCTGTGAATTACTTTGATGCGTTAACTTTCTTAGTCAAAGCGACTTTGTCGTCAACTTTCTTATCCCAGTATGCCGCATCAAAATTGTAGCCATGTTCAAGCGCGTATGCCTGAAGCTTAGCCATGACGCTGTCTTTCTTTACGATGCCCGCAGATTTTCCTTCTCTCTTCAATACGTCAGAAACACCCGCATACAACTCTTCCGCTTTCGCAATCAGTTCGTCACAAACAGCAAGCATTTCGGTTGTGGCTGCCGAATTCGCCGCATCCAACTTAGCCTTTTCGGCTTCATCGGCAGTATCGACGAGTTGCTTACTGATTTTGATTTTTGATTTGATTGTTTTAATGAGCACAATGCTCAATGGAATTGCCGTAGCTAAAAATGCAGCAACAACATACACGATTTTCAAAATCAGCTCGATTTTTTCCATAGCTCCTCCTTTGTCAACGACGAGGCAATACAATGCCAGGCATGCCAGGACGACCTTCAGCAACAGACTGAAGCTTTGCCTTAGTATCAGCGAGGTCGGCTGCGATTGCATCGAAGCTTGTTCCAACAAGCTCCTCTGCGGTCTTAACATGCTCGGAATTGACCGGAACGGCGTTGGCGAAATTTCCTGCAGTGTTGTCATGAGCGTCTCCGTGAAACGTTTCCGTATTCTCTTTGACCTCCTTTTGCTCAACACTTGCGTCCGCGTTCTGTTTGACTTCGACTTGCTCTTTTGTTTCGCTCGTCTGTTCAACAGTGTCAGTCGAAGCGTTTACGGTATTTTCATACGCAAGCATCGCATCAATGTTGTTGATGAATTCGATGAGCTTGTTCATTTCGAGCGTTACTTTCTTGGCTTCAAGTTGAGCGCGATACGGTTGTATCTGTTCAGTCTCAAGCTTTGCACGCAATGCCCCGACTTTCTCGTCGATATCTTTCTGCCGAGCGTCGATAAGCATCTGCAAACGATGCATGTACGAAGCCCTTTGTTCGATAAGACTCATAGCATTTTTCTCCTTTACAAAAATTTATATCAATCCTTGCCACTTAAGGAATAGATATACGATAGCAGCGATTGCCATTACGGCAATAATTGCGATTAACGTCCACAAAAAGCCTTTCACAGCCTTTGGACGGTCGTCTTCAAATGCTCCCGCAATAAGAGCACCAATTGTTCCCTTTAAGAGCTTGCTCAATAAAAAGAACGGTGCAAGAATGAACGTAAATAAGTAAAGCAAGAACAGATTGAGTGGTTCTTTGATGCCAACGAACATCATTATAGGCTTTACACCGTTGTAATGATATTGTCGTTTACGTTCTCTGTTCGCCCATTTATCTTCAATAGCTCGATGCTCATTCTTCTGTTGTTCTGTCTGAAGCACTTCACTCGCAAAATCAACCTTTTGCTTTTCGAAGTCTGCTTTCTTTTCTTCAACTTCTGTGTGCTTGACTGCTGCACGTTTAAGTGTTCCTTTAACTTTACCGACGAACTGTTCATCTTCTGTACTCGCACCAGCTAACACGTTGAGCTTAACTTGCTCCATTGCTGCACCAAACTGCGATGCAGGTGTAGGCATGGGCGTAGGGTTTGTGCTCGGTAAGTTTTCAACGACTTTGCCAACAGACTTCTCTACATTTTCAACTTTTGCGTCTGCCACAACTTCAGGTTCGACCATCTCGACATCATCTTTTGTTTCAATGCTTTCAACATTTTCAAACTGCTCGCCTGTGTTGTTCTGTCCTGCAAGTCGAGACTGCTCTTCTTGCATGTGCTTAAGAGCAATAGCAATTTCATTTACGTCTTCAATCATGTTTATTACCTTCTTTTTAGACTCGAACAAGCTTGCAAGTTATGCTTCGAGCAAGCTGTCCTGTATCAAATAACGGGTGATTGCCATGCTTGCGTTTTGCAACACTCGGTGCGTTCGGAGCAAGCCTGCCGTCGTTTGAGTATATAATCTCACGAGCGTAGTTCTCCATTCTTATACAGAGCTTGTTAAGCTCTTTCTCAAGTCCGGACACACCGCTCGCAAGATATGCCTTGAGTCCTTTCGCCATCGTGTTTTTAAGAAGCGAAGTCCCATACGCAAGTGTCATTTTGAGCACAGGTCTTGCAGGTAAGTGATGCAAGGGAGACCCGTTCTCATGTATGAACATTAACTCAGCATTCGTTATGCCGACGCTGTAAGTTGTTTTGCGTTTTGTCTTCGTGCTGAACACTCCGATTTGAATTTGATACTGCGGAATACTTGCAAGATATTTGCGAAGACCTTCACTAACGTCTTTCATTCTTTTACATACTTCTTGATGTATTCAGGTACTTTTTTACGAATGAGTTCTTTAAGTTTATTGTCAGGTAGCAAAGACTCAGAATAAAGCGAACGCATTGCTTGAATAACTCTGTCGTATTTGCCGATGGAGTTATTTTTACCCATTTCACTGAGTACTTGTTTTGTGAATATGACGACTTTATGACCATCATCTTTCACTTTCGAAATTGCATCCTCAATCGAAGAAGCACGCACTTTACGAATATACATTATGCCGTCCTGTTCGTATTCGATTGTAAAGAATTTCTCTTTTGCGCTATCTTTAATTGCAACCGCTCGATTATTCTTTACATAAACAGAATAACCTCTGTCAGAATGATGATAGCTATAACCTTCATTTTTGAGTTCTTCTTTTGTCTTTGTTACGACTTTAAATTTACCTCTTGGCAATTGAACATACTCTTCGTCTTTTGCACCAATGAGTGCATTTGCCTTTTTGTAGTTCTCTTCTTCAACAGAAGACCAATCATCGTCACCTAACTCTTCGTTTGAAGCGTCGATAATTTTTGCAGGACCTTTCACAACTCGATGCCACCCATTCTTTGTAAGTTCAGCTTTAAGCTGTTCAGGCGTAGTGTTGCCCATCTCAAACTTTGTATAGCCCCATGTACCCTCTTTCATAGAGAATGTCTTGCCAATATAAAAGTAAAGATTTTTATCGATATCCGACTGCATCACGTAAATGATTTTGTCAGTGCCAGCTGTTGTCGTCTTTTGAATATCTTTCATACCTTCGTCCTCGATTTTATATTTTCCGTCGTTACAATCGACAATCACGAACTCCATTTTGTCATTGCGTTCAAGCGAGCCGCGACGATATCTCGCAGCTTCAATGCTCGACTCTGTCGCATCGACAAATGCATTACGTCCATATTGTTTCCAGTAACGTTTAACGACTATCGCATAGCCTTGACGAACTTGCCAAACTTTGATACCAGCATCATCAACACTGTCTCTAAAATTTTCACGAATTTCCGCATTTGGAATACCATCGACATTATGCGTAAATTCTTTACGAAGACGATCTGTGTTTCGTCTTGCTTCTTCATGTGTTTTGAACGCTCCAGCTATAAATTTACGACCTGTTTTGGGGTATGTCAGCCACAATTCGTACGGGTATTGTTGACCCCAAAATCTTGCATCATCAACACTGTCAACAATGCGTGCAATGCCCGCACGACCTTGTTTGCAAAGTGCAACATGATTGCCGCGTATGTTGCGTTGACACGGTTCGCCGTCGTCGTCGATATCGCAGTCGTAACCACAACTCAACTCTTTGTATTCGCCGCTCTCAACAGCTTCGACTGCGTCTTTGTCTGTGATAACGAGCGTGCCCATCATGACAGGCTTTCCGTTGTCTTCGCCCTTATGAATATCGCGCACAAAACCGACCGCAAGCTCGTTGTGATTTTCGGCATTGACGTCGTGGTCAGGGTGCTCGATACACACTGCTTTGTTCTCAAATGAAGCCATTGCCTTGTCAGAAAACACCTCGTCGTCTGTGCGTTCAACGTTCACAATTTTGTCGGGGTCTTCGCATGTATCGCCAAAAAGCTCGCAACGTTTATATTCTTGTTTGCCGGTTCTGCTCAAAATGGCGTCCGTGCAAATCAAATAACCCTCAGGCGTTTTGAACTTGTGAGGGCCAAGTTTTTCTACTACAAGAAAACGCATTATCTATCTCTCCTATATAAATATTATATCACCAAAAATGCTCAAAGTATAATCAAAGCGTCAAGCTTGTGTTGCCGAAAACCGTCGTAAATTTTACGTCGCAATGATAATTGTGCTTATCGAGCCAGCTCGTAAACTTAGTTATCTCCAACACATCTTGATGCTCTTGTATCGTCTTCATCACAAATGTGTCAATCGTGACTTTTGCTGTGTCGTCATCGACAAGTGGCATGCCATATTGATAATTATACCAAAGCTCGTGTTTAATGATGCTCAAGCGTTGAATGAGACAATCTCGTACCATTGTGTTTTCGCTTGAAAAGTTGTCATGTTTGTTATTCAAATCAACAAACTTTGCTGTGCCATCTGTGTTAGTCCCGTATGACCCAAACCAAACGACAGCTCGTCTTCGTGTTGTTCCTGCTTGTTCATCAACGATTCGTCTAACTCTCATACGACAAATATTCCTCCTATTGTTCCAGCTTCATCAGCCCAAAATGAATTGCCTTGCTCGCCATCTGCATTAGCCCAAATAAGAACTCTCAGCATTTCAGCAACAGTATACGTATAACGAATACCAAGATGCTCAACTGTTAAGTAGCCGCCTCTGAAAAGCTTGTCGATGTTTGGCGTGACGTCTTTACTCTCATTTAAGTAAGCGTCAACACTTGCGTCATATGTCGAGTTGTATACAGGCAGAATTTGCAAGCCCGCGTCTGCATAGTATTGCATAACTTGTTCATACGTGCCGTTGCAATAATTACGAATGATTTGCGCTTTAATAAGTGTCAAGAATTCTTTGTCTGTCAATGAAACTGTTGCTGCAGTTTTTGTCTGAGCTGTTGCTGATGCATAATACTCGAGTGAAAATGTTCTGCGAATGCCAAACAAATTGCCGAGCATATCAAGAATGTCGCAATTGTTATTGTAATCTTTGAGCTGTGAAATAATGCTAAGAAAGTCTTTGTCATAAATGTTAAGCAAGCACAAGAGTAAGTCACTTGTAGGTGAGACGCCTTTGAACTCGCTTATTGCGATGCCCATATCGTCGTCGCCCTCTCCCATCATGAGCTCATACCACAGTCTGAAATGTTCGACAAAACAATCATCATTGCGCAAATATAGTGGAAGCTTTCGCTCATAATATCTGAACTCTCGTATTATCAGTGGAATAAGATGTTGCATACGACCTCCTTATGCGATTGTGAGCGTGTAAGTGTTATCGTTATTCTTTACAAACGATACAGTTGAGTATTCGTAATACGTATCCGGATTATCTGTACTTGTAACGCTCACATCTGATGCAGACACAGTATATGTTCTCTGTCCCTTAAACTCAGGGTCAGCATCAAGAATAGCAATGAAAATTCTGTCAGTATCAATACTATCGCCAAGTTTGATGTTGTTCGCATAGTTGTAAACTTCCTGTGCAATGACATTGATTTCATCTTCGGTGAAGTATTGTGTAGGCTTGATTTTTGCTGTGATTGTAGGTTTGATTGCAACAGCGTTCTTCCAATACACGAACTGATTGAGATAGTTTATCGTAACGCCCAACATCTGTGGAATGAACTCGTAACTCTTTGCTATGCCATTCGCGCTTACAGCTGCCGAAGCAGTTGTTTTGATGCCTGGCGTAAGTTTTGTGTAGATTAAGTCTCCAATTGTTGAGTCATCGATGTTCAATCCTTTTTGCTGACGAATAACGACATATATGTTATGAGGCGCAATTACTGTGCCATCTTTCGCGGTAGCATTTACCAACGTGTTATTATTGTAAATGCTTACGTCATTGATGCCTGTAACTTCAAGCAAAGCGCCAACAAGACTTTCAAGTACGCTTATGCCGTTTGCACCTGACGATTGTGCACGTCTTTGTCTGAGCTCCGTATCTGTTTCTTCATTACTACCGCGAATTGCATTCTCTGTTTGCGTAACACTGAGGTTCATAACAAGCATAGTCTGATTTATCCATCCTGCAGGAGCATCGACCGGACCTGCCTCTGTGCAAGTGACCTTGACTTCAGCACTCTCGCCAGGTCCAAGTGTTACGCTTGCGTCACTCACCCATTCGGTGCCCGCCTTATCAACGAATGTGATTTGATTTACGACATTACCGTTTTCATCGACATCGCCGAATGTGACAGGGTCACCAGTTGTAAGTAAGCTCTTTACGATTATTGATGCTGTGCTCTTTGTAGCACTCATTCTGTTAACATTTGCAAGTCTGCAAAGTGCATCGAGATAAACACCGCTTGCAGTGTCAACGTTAAGATTTGAATAAAGGCTCTTCATAATTTGTAAGATATTGTTGATAATAAGAGCCATGTCGTTGATAAATACGCCATCTGCACTTGCAGTGCTCAGGTCAATGTCTGACCCATACACTTCTTTGTAGCGTTTGATGATTGCGTCTCTTACATCAACGAATTCTGCAACCTCCATACCTGCACTCGCAAGTCGAACGAAATTACCGATTTCAAATTTTCTGTCTTTAAGCATCTCTCACTTTACCTCCGGTTTTCTATATATCAAACCGACAATGACGCCGTAACTCTTTTCATGAAATGTGAGTGTCTTAGCATCAGTATTGGCTTGATTTGCTTTAAATGCATTTAAGCTTGCTCGAAAGTCATTACTCGTAAAAACGACCAAAACGACGTCATTCACTTTTATGTCAAGACCGTCAAGCTTAATGCACCTAATGTTTGTGCTGGCATCTGTAATATACTCACATCTGAGCGCATCGCCATTTATCTCTCGAACAACACAAACGTCTGCAACATTAAGTGTTCTAAACACATTATTCTTAAGCGCAAAGCACACGTCCAAGAACGAACTATTTTCGCTGTCGTTACCATGTTGTGCCATTAACTTAACTCCTTTCCAAGATACGCCGAAATTCTCGAGCGTGTCTTAGCACAAATTTCCAAATAAAAGTTCTGACCTCGATTTTCGAGCTCGTAATGTATTTCGTAAATCATATATTGACCGTTCTCATCAAGTAAGCCGCCAAGATTTTTTGTTGCTTCATTCTGAGACGTAACGCTTATCTGAATGAGCGAGTTGTTCATTACAATTGTATCACCGCATTGAAATGCAAATGTCGGCATGACAGAGAATATCAAGCCATCTGCAGTCATACGAGGAAATCCGTTCGTTAAAAGCAACGTATCTTCATTAAGTTTTATCACACGTGCATTGCTCTTGCTTGCATCGAATAATGTCATAAACGAGTTGCCTATGCAATCCGAGCTCGATATGTACGAACCTTTTTTTATCGTTTGGTCATTGACCCATTCCGCAGCAGTTTGATTATGTGCATTCTCAATGCCCTCCAAGAATTGCTTCTTGAATTGTGTCGAAATATTCGGGTTCGGTACACCTCCGACTTTGCACACAAAGTTTATCGCTGAGTACATGTTGATGCCAGAATTAAAGCTCAAATTGATACGTCTTTGGCCATAAGTTGCAACAAGGTGCGAAGCACAAAGTATTGTGACAGTGTTGGTGTCAACACTTTCTCTAAGATTTGAGATATACATGACACCGCCTTCAAAGATTGTCTGCACAGAGCTTGATTTATATCCGCATTCAATTTTAACATTGTAGAACTGACCTGTGATGATACGAATAATCTCAACATAAGTGAGGTTGCTTATCTTGACAGTGCAATTGTCTTTGAGCGTACTCATGTATTTATTACCGCTTATTGACATTGCAAGACCGACGCCATTAGCGTCTTCTTCGATGACGAGTTGTTTATTCTTCCCGTTCTGACCGGGACTCTTCGTTGTGAGTGTTACACGTAAGACTCGCATCCAAGCTTTTACTGCCACGATATCACCTCCTTACTTAATATTTAATAGCCTCTTGTATGATTTTCGTAAGAGCTTCAGAAAAGTCTTTTGGACTAATTTGCGATGCACAAATAAAATACGATGTCAAATCATTTGCGTTTGTGCCATTGCTTCGAATAAGATATACTCGACTTTTACTTGTTTTAAAGAGCATATCGTTATCTGTGCCGTCTGTAAAAGAATTGATTGCCGCATTAGTATTGGTACATGTTATCGTCGTGTCATTGATGTCGCTCACGTTAAGCTTGTATGCAAAACCCGAGTCAACGTTGTTCTTCTCAAAGTTGAAAATGTAATACGAACCATCGATATTTACAAGCGTCTCTTGTGATTTGTTTTCACTTACGCTCCAAAGTTTGATTGCACCATCAAGCATTCTGATTTTATTGTGAATGCTGTCGTAAAACTCCATAAAGCGCTTAACTTCTTTATCTCGTTTCGTCGCATTTTTGTAATATTTAAACGCTTTTATTTTGTACGCTCTCTCTTTGACAAGTTTAACTATAGCGATAACACCAATAACTACAGCTGCAATTGCTGCAACAACTGCACCAACGATCGGAATCGTTGAAATCGCCACGCCAAGAGCAACAAGTGTTGAGGCAAGTGCTGTAGCAACCGCAGCGCCTATACCAATTGCAATGAGCGAGTCAACAGAAATTGTTGCGAGATATTCAAGAAAATCATCTGCAGCAAGTTTGTAATTGATGAGTGCTTGTAAAACCTCTTTATCAACAGCATCCCAGTCAAGAAGTGTATCACTAAAGCTTGAAGCATCAGCATAAGTTATATCTGGCGCAAATCTATCACTAGGGTCAACATTGTAAGTTTGAACATCTGCTCGCAAAGCTTCTCTGAAGGTAAATATAAAGCCAAGTGAGTTTATCTTCTCAGTCCACGTAATGCTTTGCAGTACCATATTCTCTCGAACTGTAAATTGTGGAGTATGGTCACTATCGACGATTTTGATTTTTGTGATTGTGCAAAGAACGCCCTTGTTTTTGATGTCCTCAAACATTCGCTCAACACGTGCTAAGCTCTTGCCTGCTTTGTCGATGAGTATCGCTTTTTTGCCATTAAGCGAGAACGTGCCATTAAGTGTTAAGTCAATCGGGTTTTTGTACATGTGGTCAGCCATCGGCGTGCCATTCACAGTCGGGTGTTCTGTCACAGTCGAGCTCGCAGTGATGTTTGTATCGTTGACAGTATCGAGAATAATCGAAACCGCGTTTGTTGAGTCATTAGGGTCGATATATGAGATTAGAACTGCGTATTCCATGTTAACCTCCCAAACCTCGTTTTGCTTCAACCATTTGAGCGTTAAGCATATCAAGATACGCCTGTTTTTGTGAGTCTGTTGTGCCGTTGAAAGTGTTGTTGTTTGTAAAGCTCGTACTCACATTACTCGTTGAAGTATAACCTGAAATTATGTCATTTATGTTTGCAATTTTCTTTTCGTCCGATGTTTGTTTACTTCCACCAAAGGCGTCCATAAGCCAGCTCAATGCGTCAACAATGAACTGCATTGCATCCATCGAAATCTCCATGAATTTTTTGATTGTGTTTTTGTTTTCCATAAAGAACTCGACGATTTCCATTTGCATGTCAAGCTTGAACTCTTCCATTTCAATCTGAAATTCGAGATATTTGTCAAAGAAGCCACTATCGTAAAGTTGCTCGTACTTCTCAGAATATTTCGTCATGATTTCCTGGAATTTGTTCTTTTGCGTGTCGTTCATATACCAGAGGTCTTCTTCACTCTGTATGCCCAACATCTGCTTGGCTTTGTCGAAGCCGTATGACTCGCTTGCCGAGAACCCATAATTGAATGCGTTCTCACGAGTGTTTGCGTTAGTCAACAATGAGCTCTGCATCATCATGCCGAGCTCGCTCCAAGCGTCTTTGAAGAGATTTCCGATGCTCGCAAGAAAGCTTTGTGCGATGCTTGAGATTTTGTCGAGGAATTGCGATTTAAGATTGCCAATCATAACCTCAGTGCTTTCTTCGAGGTCTGTCTTTACGTTGTCGCCAAATTCTTCAGCTAATTTTTCGTTACTCCCAATGAGCTCCTTCATGTATTTGATGAGCTGTTGTGTTGTAGCGTCGTTATAGTCGTCGCCTTTGCCTTTAGCGTCTCGATATAGCTGTAACATGTTCCGAGTTTGCTGCAAGCTGCTGCGTCTCAGATTAAAATCATCAAACTGTTGACGCATTCTTGAAACATTCTCGTCTCCGCCAAAGACTTTGATTTTCTTGAAGTTGTCGAATAACTTGTTTATCTCTTCGACGCTATCTTCATCGGGTGTGAAGCGAACGCCCATGTCAATATGAAAATCTTCCATTATTCGACCTCCTTGTGTTTATTTGTGGACTCGCTGAGAATTGAACTCAGGTCTTGTAAGCTTTGACATACAGCATTACTTGCAATCGACACCATTTCAAGTCCATAATAGAGACGTTATTTAACGCCTCCAAGTTTGTTCGCCCACTTTTCAGTGTAAAACGCATAATATGAGATATTGTGTTTTTGTCTATACTTTTCGAAGCAACCACACCAAATAAGTGACGGTAACCCAATTACGAATAAGAACAACGGTCCAAGTATCAAGCTCTGAATACAATGCCCAAACTCATGTTTAAGCGTGTTTTCGCCAGGAGTATGAAAGCAAAGAATAAATGCGCCAAGTGAAACTGCTCCTTGTAGTCGAGACCCCAACACTATCGAAACACTCGCTTTTCTGTACCAGCCATAATCTGTGATTTTACTTGACATAATGAGCCAGAGCATTGCTCCGACAAGTGTTTGTAAAATTCCCCATGTACATTGTATAAACCAGAATAAAAACTTTTTCATGCAACATTCCTTTTCGTATTACTCTTGAAGTCACTTGTTAACTTCTGAGACACAAGATTTAAAATAAATAATTTATATTACAAAACCTACGAAGTGTCTCAGAAGTTAATCTGTGAAATCGTGTGTTATTTGCGAAGACTTTTATGAATTGAATTTTTGTTATAGGCATTCACAGTATATATCTCATATAAGTCAAGTGCCTCCCAGCAAGTGTATGTGTTCTTAAGCTCAGCAAGTGTTGTGAACTTACTGCTTACGAGTGCATACACGATTGAGTCAACTCGTTGTGTCCTCAGCAAATCAATATCTCCGTCGACAGGCATGCTTGGTGCAAGACTTTCTATTCGACGGACTTCTCGAAAAAAGGCGTTAAGAACTCCTTCATAAAGAACTCGATGAGAAGCTGAACACCTGTGAAGTCGTCCTGAATTCCGTCAGGCAGATACACGTTTGCATTCTCTTGTTTGACCGGCAGCCACTTTTCACCAGCCTGAACTTCAATGCGTTCAAGCACATCAGTGAAAAACTGCTTAGCGCCCGCAACGCTCTTCATATCTGATGCCGAGCGTAATGCGAGTGCTTCGATTGCATTCATCTTACGAATGCGATAAATGTTGTCTTTGTATTCAAAAGTTTTTTGCTCCATTGTTGTTATATCTCCTTAGTAAGTTCATTTTCCAGTTTGTTGATTTCATCACGAACTTTTGTTCGAGAGTCGTGATAAGCCTTCATTTCTTCATTTGTATAAGGCGCGTTTAAGCCTTGCATAGACGCTTCAAACTGTTTTATTAACTTCCAATCGCCAATAGTAGACGATTGCGCCGAGAGCATGTTTTTAAGCTCAGAAATACGAGTATTGATGCGTTCAATCTTCTCACGTTTGTTCATATTTATTTCTCCTTAAGATTGTCAATTAGCCAATTATAAAGCGAGGACGAACGCCCATGCCTTCAGGCACGTGGACATCCTCGTACATCGGCGCGCCTTGATAATCAACAGCACAGAAGTAGTTGTCGCATGCGACATTACGTAGCCAATAGCCGATAATACCACTTTCCTTTACTATAATCTTCGATGGGTTCAATCTAAATAAAGGAAGCTGACCATAACAGCTCATACCATTTTCATAACCTGAACTCGAATAAGACATATGACCAAACACTTCAGTCTCTGACAACAAGTTCGCCTTTGACGCTGTCCATGTACATGCGTTTGATGCGCCTGTTAAGTCCGGTCTTAGACAATTCTTTGCATTGTCATCGACATGGCTCGTAAGATACTCATAAACATTCAACACATGGTCCGCTCCAATAAATTTTTCAAGCGTAGTTGCCCAGAAAGGAAGGAATGTCCTGAACATATCTGTACCGACATAACCGTCTACGATAGTTACTTCACTCATCGTCTGCTGTTCCAAACAGTCATCTGGAATAATAATAGCATGATGACTGTTCATTCTGTTTTCTCCATTATACGTCTTATAGAATGTATCAAAGCCAGCAATTCGCATGACGCGTGTTCCATTAAGATCGACTTCAAAATAATCGCCTATGAAGAGGTCATCAAACGTTCCACTCGAAATTCGTTCCCATAAACTGCCGTCCGTCAAATACGAAGAGATGTCCTTTTCACGATAGATACTATTGTGAAAGCCAGCATTCGAAATTTCAGGAACAGATAACTTATTACCATCTAAAATAATGCCATTAGTTGTTTTCATATTTTACCTCCTTATTATTTTATCACCACTCGCATTGAAACGTCCACATTCGAGTAAAGTGTTATGTTTCCGCTTGCATCGATCGCAGGCGAGTTATACGTCTCTTCCCACAAACTCTCGTCTGCGTTTGCAACGTATGTGTGTACACTCGGATAAGCACCTTTGCCGTGTGTTGTAGCTGGGATTGAATAACTGTATTTACCGTCACTCCAAGTCCACGAACTTGTCTCTAAGGTGACAACATACGGTGTGCTTGTTTCGAGCCCGTATTCATTGATTACGCCATTCACATTTCCGAAGAGTCTGGGCTTTCCGTTAATGACTCCAAAAGCGAAATTGCCGCTCGGCAAAGTAGTCGTCGTAGGTATTGCGCCTGAAGTGATGTATTTAAGATTTGATGTCAATTCAAATGCAGCCATACATCGACCTCCGTATTAGATAACGTCAATTTTCAAAACAACGTCGGCCCTAATACCTGTGCTGTCCACGATAATGCCTTGACCAGCTTTCGCGCTTACAGCACCGTTCGAAATACTTAAGCCGTTCCCAAAGCTCGCAATACCTTTTTCACTCGCTGACGCAATAGGCAAGTTTGCAGCAGGCACAACGCCCGAAATATCTGTTGCTGCAACGATTGTGTCCTTGAACGCAAGACCTTTCAAATCGGCGAACCATTTGGCGATTTTGCCAAGTGACGTCGGCAATGTTTCGCCTGTCTCAATATTCGTCCGTGTTGTTGCAGTGGTGAATGTGCTCGTTATGTCTGCGCCTGTAAGAATGACTGTGCCTGTTTTACCGTTCACACTCAACACAGCGTTTGTCGGAGTAAGGAGCTCCTTCCAGTTCTCAAGTGTTGAAGCAGGTTGAGCCTGTAAAACGAAAGATTTATTCAAGTCAGTTCGAATTGCGATATCACCTTTTTGTGCGTTCAATGCAAGCATTGCGGTTTGGCTGTCTACAACGAATGTGTCTGTGATAGCGACTGCAGGAATAACGCTCTCAACAAGTTTGCCACTTGCATCCAACACTGGCACGTTGCCTGCTGCCGCTCCTACGTCCTTTGCCGCAGCAGTTCCAAGATTATCTGTTATATCCTTCTTTGCTGATGCGATAGCGTCTGTCACAGCTTTTTGAGACATAACAGCAGTCGTACTCGTACCTGTCTGCTGAACGATTACTATGGTGTATGAGCCTTTTTTGACAAGGTCCTCAACGGTGCCATTGTAATTGCCCCAAATAGAGACACGACCATCGACAACGCCAAAAGCCATATAGCCGACAGGAAGTTCTGTCGGTAAAGGAATATCAGCTCTGTCTTTAATCAGTTTCAGGTTGGTAATAAGTTCTAATGAAGCCATATTATTCTCCTTTTTTTTTTTTTTTTTTTTTTTTTTTTTTTTTTTTTT